GTGAAGTCCTCTGTCGACCCCGAGCCGCAGACCCACTCCTCGTTCGGACAGCCGTCGTAGCGACACGGCAGCCGGACGCACGCCGGATGGAGTTCCTCGATGGGCACGTAGTCGTCCGGCGTCTCGAACGCCTCCAGTCGGCGCACACGGACGCCACACCGGGAGCAGTACCGAGCGGATCGTGGCAGCGTTGTCGAGCACTCGGGACACTCCCGCTGGTACTCCTCGTGCATCATGACTGCCCTCGAAGGCCGGGCGTGCTGGTGCTTGCGTCCTCAAGGTCGATCTGCCACGAGCCAACGCGGTCATCGAAGTGCGGATCACCGCTGTGCAGCACCTCGACGTCGCCGGAGAGGAGCTTGTTGATCCGCCGGCAGCTGTTGCAGATCGCGACGGTCGCGTCATCGTCGACGACATCCAACAGCGTCCGAAGATCGCCGCTGTCGACGTCGTCGGGCAGGCGGATCGATTCCCACTTGCCGACGTTCGCCGCCGAGACCTCGCTGTGGAAACAGACGCCGCTCCGGCGATCGGCGATGTGCGGGCACGGCGCTTTGTGCTGTGTCGCCCCCGCCATCAGCGACCACCTGCTTGGCCGATCGTCCAGTCGAGATCTACGAGTCGGAGCCGAGGGGCTTCGGCCTTGCTGTAGACCTCGAACGGTGAGGCGTCCTTCTTGCGGATGTGATGGAAGCCCTTGAATAGCTCTGGCTGTTCAGACGGGAATGCGCCGACGTGGACTCCGTCGCCACCGTTGAACACTGTCTCGATGTCTTTGGAGCCGTTTCGGACGCCAATCAGCAGCGTCGCCGCCCACGACGATTTTGAGATCGCGACGATATCGTCATCTGGACAGATCGCGTCAGCGGCTCGGATAGCCGCCTCGGCACCGAACTTGAGGTGCGCGTCACTGACAGCGACGGGCTTCGGCGGGCGGTTTCCGTAGTTCTCTTTCGCCGGGAGATAGACACCGCGCTCGAGACCGTCTCCGTCACCAGTCCAGCACTGTGTGACGACATCCGCATCCGTTTCGAGGACGACCGTGAAGCGTCCAGCTGGAACAAGCGAGTAGCACGCCCACGTGCCACCCTTCTCAAGCTCTCGCTGCCCGCTCCAGTACGGATCGATCTCGTTGACGTGGTGTCGATGGCCGTCATCGGGATCACCAACGTGGACTGTCTCGCGAGCGTCGTCTGTCGTCCCGCACTCGGCGGTGAAGCGTGAGAGGCTGTACTGACTTTCAGACATCGGGACCACCGCCGAAGTCACCGAGGTCGTGCTGGCTCTGCTCGCGACTGTCGGCTTGATCGCGAAGCGTGTCCTGGCAGCGATCACAGACCATCATCTCGTTGAGGCGGCGCTCGAGGACGAGTGTCTCGCCCGATCGCCCGCAACGGTCGCACTCAGGCATTCTCCACCTCCCAGAGATAAACTGAACAGTTAGTGTTCGTACACCAGCGTAGACGTCCCGTTTCGTCGTCGCCTCTGAACGTGCTTGGCTGGTTGCAGTTGGGGCACATATCAACCATCCTGCTCACCATCCCAGGAGTTCACCGGGCAATCGTTGTTCCCGCAGACGAGCTGCCCCGGCGCGGTCTGCCACGAGACAGATGCCGGCGACGAGCCGCAGTTCGGACACGTGTCAGTCATCGAAATCACCCCACTCTGGGATATCGCCATCCTGGATCAGCTGTTCGAGCGCCTCATCGAGATCGTCTGGGCCGTCACTGAACGCATCTAGCGTCGCCTGGTCAGGGTCGTTCAGGTCGTGGCGGTCGCGGAAGAACTCCGGATGCGATATCGGGCCGGGCTTGGCCCCCATGTGGAATTGCGGGTTGCCCTCTTCGGGAAAGCCCATCACGTCGACGCGCTTTCCGATGATGAACACCCGCTCGCGATGCTGCGGGACGCCGTAGTCAGCAGCGTCGAGTTTGTCCCACGTCACCTGATACCCGCCAGCGGCGAAGTTCTCACAGACTTCGGTGATCGCCTCGCCGTCGTGCATCGTCGCCAGGCCCGGGACGTTCTCCATCACGAAGAACACAGGCTTCGCTTGGTGGACGATCCGGACCATCTCGAGATACAGCTCGTTGCGTGGGTCATCGTCCTCGCGACTGCCGATGTGGCTGAAGCCCTGGCAGGGCGGGCCGCCGGAGATCGCCGTGACGCCACCGACGCCGATGTCGGCTGCCTCAAGGATCTCCCACGTCGAGATCTTCCGAATGTCCCGCTGCAGGATCGTCGGGTTGTGCTCTTGGTAGTCGTTGCTCTTAAAGTTGAGTCGAAGCGTCTCGCAGGCCGCATCGTCCTCTTCGACCATCACGAGGCTCTCGAAGCCGGCCTGTGCGAAGCCGAGGTCGAAGCCCCCGGCCCCGCTGAAGAGGCTGATGTGCGACGGTGGGTCCGTGTACCCGATGCGTGCTTCCAGACTCTCGGGCCCGTCGTGCGTGCCGAGGAACGCGCTGTCGTCCAGCATCGAATGCATACCGAAGTGGTTCGAGCCAGCCATCTCAGCGGTCCTCCCCGTAGTGCTCTGGCAGGTCAGTCTCGAGTTCGTCGACGTTCAGCTCTTGGCGCAGTCGGCGCTTGATCCACAGCGGGACGTCAGGCCACGCCGGTGACGTCATCGGATCGGACTGCGTCCGCCCCTCGAGCCAGTGCCCGCGGTAGTAGCCCGTGATCACGCCGTCCTCAACCTGGAATATCCAGTCGAGGCCGTGCTCGTAACCGTGGGCGTCGCGACGATCGTCGATCTTGATCGTGTGCCGCGAGACCCGGACCGCCGCCGGCGTGTCGTCGGCCTCCGGTTCCGGGTCCGACCAGTCGTGATCTTCGAGCTGGTCGCCGTACTTCGTCTCTGAGCGAGCCGTCATTGACGATCACGCTCCAGGACAACGACTAGCTGCGCCAACGCCGACTTCCAGAGTGACTGTTCTCCGATCTCGCCATCCGGGATCCCAGCCAACTCTCCAACCGTTTCAAGCAGTTGGTCGCGATCCATCGCGGTCGAGAGATAGTTCACTTTGGCGTCGTCGGGCCAGTCATCCCATGCGTCGGGGATGTCTACATCACGGTAGCTCTGCGGGCGCGTTGAGGTACTGTCGCTCATCGACGATCACCGTCCTCAGATCGGTCGGTATCAGCACTCGACAGTTCAGACGGGCGTTTGTGAGCATCGGACCCCATGACGTTGGTAAGGAACTCTCTCGTGTCTTCGAAGATTGTCCCAATCGCGTCAGGGTCACGTTTGACTATCGGGTCGTCGTCCTTGATTCTCGCAAGAACTCTAAACCATGCTTGTGCCGCTTGGTAGTCGTGCTCCCGCGGGTCAAACGGCTCGAACTCAGGGGCCTCGTCGTGGTCCATCGGCTCGACGTCGTCCCTATCCATCCACGCCTCGAACGGCAGGCTGAACTTCTGTTGCCCTTGTTCGATGGCGAGACACTCGATACACCGATGCACGGTGCCTCCGCGACCGGGCTTCAACTCATACACGAGGTCGGCGCTATCGCAGTAGCCGCATCGCTCAGTATCGCTCGTTTCCCGACTGGTTCCCGTCATCGATATCGACCTCCGCCGTCTGGGTGTGTGTTCATGTATTCATGCGCCGCCTCGAGGGCATCGCCGAGGGTGTTATGTCGCGGGCCCTGTTGGGTGGTCGCCCGGATCAACTCCCAACCAGAGTTCGTCCGCTTCAGCTGCAGGCCAGCGTTCGTCTCCGGAACGTGCCAGGCGATTCGGTTCTCAGTGTGGGCAAGGTACTCCCACTCGCCACTCGCCGCCTCGTCGGCGGCCTCGCGACGGTCGATCAGGGCGTCGCCGGCTGGGCTGTGAATGTCGTTGGCCCCCCAGTCGCCGAGGTAACTCTGGCTCATCGACGATCACTCTCCAAAACACGATCGAGGCGTTCGTACAGCGCTTCCGCAGCCTCCCGATCAAGCGAGATGTGCTGGTTACAGTCGTACCCCGCATAGGAGTACTCACAGGAGATCTCGAAGCCGAACGCCCCACCCGGAACGAACTGTGTCCGAACGGTCGCGTCGTCGGCATCCATGACCCGCATCTCGAGTTCAGCGTCGCCGATCTTCTGGAAGAACCGGTCGGGCGTCGGGAGTTCGACAAAGCGTTCGATCCCCTCAGACCCCTCACTCATCGAGATCACCGTCCAGAAGTTTCTCCAGGACGTCTTTGAGTGCTTCCGGCTCGCCAGCGCAGAGATACAGCTCGGCGTTCTGTTCGACGCCGCCCACCTCGATCATCATGTCTCCGCCGGGGTAGACCTCGGCCCACACCTTCCGACCGACATCAGTATCCGGACGCGACTTCGCACTCTGCGGACGCTTGCTGTCTTCCTCACTCATCGTCACACCCCTCTATCGATGTGTTGGTCTCGCTGTCATCGCTCGAGCAGTCGCGGCACAAGTGCCGAATCTCGGGATAGTACTCGTCTTCGGGCGAGATGTCGATCGTGTTCATGTACTTCTCGGCGGCTTCGCGGCCACAGTTCAGACAGCGTCGAAGCGGTGACGTCGCGCCGAGCTCGCGCTGACAGCTGTCGCAGTACTCCTCGGCACTGACGCGCTTGGCTGAACACAAGTACTCACCGCAGAGCGAGCACGCGAACGGGTCGTCCTCTGGATCCGGTCGCTCGGCTTGGCCGCCATCGGTTGCGAACTCGTCGAGCGCTGTGTCTTCGTGCAGTTCGACGCAGTTCGAAACGTCGAACGCGTCCTCGACGCGCCGACACGGGTTGTGTTCGCCCGGCTCGCCACCGATCCACTCGTGATGCAGGTACTCCGACCACTGGTCGGACGACGTCGTGAAGCCGACATCGGCGTTCTCGGGCCAGAACGATGCGAGGACGAAGTCTTTGTAGTCGTCCTCGTCGCGGTCGATCCAGCCGTACACCTTGACGCACTGCGTGCCGTTGTGGTCCTCGACGACGAAGCGGTCCCACTCGACGACCGGGACGTCCTCGAGCATACTCGCGATCCAGGACGGGTTCTTGACGGGGGCCGTCACGCCGACTCACCCCTAACGACCGCCTCGTACCGCGGACTCACGGGTTTAGTTTCGTCAGTCGCTTCGTTCAGCCAGCCCATCTGCTCGCCGATCCCAGAAGTGCTGTCGAACGGGTACCGGACCGCGACATCCAGCGCCTCGAGGCCGTCCCGCAGCGGTTCCACGTAGGCCTGCCCGGCGAGGACGACGATCTCGTCGACGGCGTCGTTCCCGTCGGAGTTCGCGAGGTACTCGAGTCTCTCCTCAAGCTGCTGGAGGACGCGATTGCCCCACGCCTCGACCGTCGCAAACCGTGACGGATCGTCTCCGCCGAAGCCGGATCGCGTCAGTTGGATGTCGTACGGTTTCATGATGCAGAACGGGTGATACAGCCCGTGTTTCGCCGACAGGATGTACCAGTACTCGCACATCCGCTCGGCGTACTCGCGTTTCAACGCGAAATAGGTGCTCGTGTAGAGGTTCGCCGCCCGGTACTGGTTGTTCGCGTGCTGGGGGTTGCCGTCGACCGACTGTTTCTGCTTTCCGCAGCCGACGAGCGCAAACCGTGTCGCAGCGCTCATCGGTCGTGCACCTCCTGCATGTGCCGCTCGTGGGCTTCGAATGTCTCCGCGCTGTTATCGCAGAGGACGCACTCAGTCGGAAAGACGTGCTCAACCGCGGAAGAGGTCTCAGACACCGAAACCACCCCAACAAGGGCGGTAGCTTATACCGTTCAGTATCGGACTATGAGCCGATGCCCCTCGAACGAAACCTGACGCAGGTCGATGAGAGCTGCCCTGAGTGTGGAACCGTCTTGGAAGAGGACCCCCACGACAGGCTCTGGTGTCGCGACTGCGGCGAGAGGAAGACCGTATAGCGCCGGGGCGTTCAAACGTCGCCATCGTTGCCTCCGTACTTCCGGTGGAGTCGCTCAAGCTCGTCCAGCAGCGCCTCGGTCTCGGTCATGTTCTTCCCGGAGACATCCGACAGTAACCGGATCAGTGGCCGATCTGCCTTCCCGTTCGCGATCGCGTCGATCGCCTCAAAAAGTGTCTCGACATCACGCTTCCCGAGGTCGTGGTTCCGACCGTAGATCAAGTCCCTTGCATCGGACTCGTCGAGGCCAGTCTGTCGGAGCCGTTCGAGGTCCTCGGCGAGCGTCGTGATCGCCTCGCTGGCGTCGGCAATTGCTTCGAGGCAATCGGTAAACTCCTCGGCGTCCATCGTCGTCAGCTCGTCGACGACGATCTCGTCAGGTCGCTCGTCCACCTCTTCGGCGAACAGTCGATCGAACGGGGTGGCGTCGCCATCGTCCGCCATTTACCGCAACACCTCCCGGGCCGTCGCCTCATCAAACTCCACGTCGCACTCCGGGTTGGTGCAGGTGAACGCCCCGTCGCCGAGGTTCCGCACGCCACTCGAGCGACAGTCCGGGTTCGGGCACTCCCCTGTCACGTCGACATTCGCCTCGATCCAGCCGCGGACGCCGTCCGCGACCTGCCACTCCCAGCACACACCACACGAGCCCTCGTGCGCGTTATCGACGCGCTCCTCGCTCGCCCGCGTGATGATCCCCGCCTCCCGGAGCCGGCTGAACGTCCCGCGATCCCAATCCAGGTCCGAAAACAGGAACGGGTCGTCGATCTCCACGAGGTCGTGCGCCGGGCCGGGGGAGCGCGACAGGATCGCCCCCTGCCGCCCGACGAGCGTCTCTCGCGCGTCGCTGGGCTCCCGCGTCGGCGCGTCCGGGTCGATATCGGCGGCCTTGAGCGCCTCGATCCACGACCCGAAGCGGGTCGATAGCGTCGAACTCGCCGGGCCGTCGCGCTCGTCGACGGCGGCCTTCGTGACGCGATACTCGACGTCGTCGTTGACAGCCTGCAGATGCTCGAGGAGCTCTGCGTCGTCGTAGGTCTGCCCCGTCGCAGCGTCGGTCTCAATGTCGTGGCGCTGCATCCAGTGATGGATCGTCGGTCGCGACGTGTCGAAGTGGTCCGCGATCGCCTGCAGCGTCATGTCCTCGTCGTGGTAGAGCGTCCGCAACCGGTCGGCATCGTGCCACGGCTGCGATCCGGTTTTTCTGATGCCGTGGGCGGTCAGTTGGTCGTCGATCGCGCCTTTCGAGCAGCCCAGTCGCTCGGCTACCTCGGCGCGTGTGAGGTCCTCCTCAAGGTACAGCGTTCGCAGCGTCTCCGGGTCTTGCCAGGCCGGCTCTGATTGCTCGTCGGTACTCGGGTCTCGAGGCCCGCTGTCGGGCCGCGTTGTTGCTTGCATTGTGGTAGGTTGGCTTTTGTTGATTCGGCACTGCTCCGTACGGTACAACCAGCTGCTACCGCGGATCTTCGTTGAATTCGTATAACCCTCGCGCAATACGTTTTACCCAGCCAGCGTCGCGTAGGCTTCGCAGGCTGAATTCAACGTTGCCTTTCTCGAGATCGCAGTTGTCGATGATGTATCGGGGGTTGGCACGACCCCACGGATCACCGTCGCCGCGACCGTCTTTCAGCACCTCGAGCACCTGCTCATCATTCACGGTGGGCTCGTAGTCTTCGTTGACCATCGGCTTACTTTGCACACTCATCGACGGCCTATTGTAGATGCTGATGTGTAATATACTTTGCGCTACAATAGCAATACCACTTTGTAATGCAAAGATATAAGGGGTATGGGGTACACTATGCATATATGAGCACGAGTCCGCGGCCCGAGGCAGACGATGCTGATGAAGGTCAGAGTGCGGCCCGGTGTAGTAGCACCGGACCAGAGTGCTCCGCCCGAACTATGAGCAAGAGCGAATCAAACTCAGGATCCATCGATCAAAATGGTTCCGACACGACGGACGAATCGACAGTTGGCGACCGACTCCCCGCCGGTGCGACGCGCATCGGCATCGACGAAGAGGGTCGCATCCACTACTGGCACCGTGCCGGCGAGGAGATGCTCGTCGTCGAGCTGAGCGCCGACCTCAGCACGCGCCTCGAGCGGATCGACGTCTCGCCCGGCGCAGAGTTCCACTCCTACCTCGAGAACGCCGACGAGGTCTGCGGCTGGGACCACCTCAGCTACGACGAGAACTGGCTCGGAGCCGCCCTCGGAGGGCTCTAACATGGCGGCCACGAGCAACCCAATGGTCGATCTTGACGATCGCGACGTCGACGCGCTGACGCAGTACTTCACCGTCCTCGAGGACGTCGGACAGGCCCGCGGCGCGGATGGCCTCTACGTCGTCGTCTCCCAGAGCGGGCGCGAGTACCTCGTCGACATCGAGACCGGCGCGTGTGAGTGCGACGATGCGTTCTACCGCGACCCAGACGGCGGCTGCAAGCACGTTCGCCGATGTGAGTTCGCGACCGGGCGGCGCGAGATCCCGGACTGGGTCGACCGCTCGCGCGTCGACGCCCAGCTGGGCATCCACGTCGATGACGTCCAGGAGGCTGGTGACCGATGAGCGACTACGATATCGACATTCGGTCAGTTGAGCCGAAGTACCGGCACACGCTCGACCGGGACGCCGGGCGAGACGTCGACAGTGGGGCCGAGGTACATCTGTCGTCGCTGAAGATCGAGATCCGCATCGCAGACACGACCGGCGATCGCGACTCGACGACTTTCGCGGCCACGTTCGGTGTCGACCACGAGGAGGAAGCGGTTTCATGGAGGTCGATCGGCGACGCCTTTGAGAAGGCGTCCTCGTTCGATATGTCGCGCCTACTGACGGCGCTCTCGACCGCCGAGGAGGCTGCCGCGGCTTTCTGTGACGATGTCGGCCTCCATTACGATGTGACGCGTCCGCTCGCGTCAGAAGGCGACGTCCCGAGAGTCCACACGGCGCTGGGGGTGACCGACGGATGAGCGCCGAGTCGGGGACGCCGGTGAAGATTGCCGAGCAGCATCGAGAACTCCAGAACCAGCTCGCAGCTGCCGACGAGGTCGTCGATGTCCAGACGCGCTGCGAGGGGCCGCGGACTGCGACCTCGCAACCCACGTTCACGAGCGAGGTCGTGCTCGCCGCCGAGGCTGACGGTGTCGGGCCGGTGGTCCTCGAGGCGATCGCCGACTGCGAGCTCTCGCTGATCCCACAGCCGCCCCAGGGCCCGCACACGATCATCCAGGTCGAGTAAGCAACGTCTCTTTTCCAACACCTAACGGGAGTTTATATAGAGCCTCCTCGACAGACGCATCTATGATCACGAGCCGGGACATTTTTCGTGAGTCCTACATCCCACAGACGATCCTTCACCGTGATCAGGAACTCCGGGAGCTACAGCGGGGACTCGCACCAGCGGCGGACGGGAATGCACCAGCGCACGCGCTTGTTTCAGGCCGGTCAGGCGTCGGAAAGACGGTAGCTGCGAAGAAAGTGATGCGTGAACTCCGTTACAACGCTGATGTGGTGACTTCACACATTCACTGCCTCGGACATACCGCTGCGCAGTGTCTTCGAACGGCAATTGAAGAACATCCTCGGGGTGAGTCGGGACTCGTACAACACAACACACCTGCCGACGATGTCTTGAGCACGCTTGAAGAGATCACAGAGCGCCCGTATATCGTCGTTTTTGACGAGGGGGATGACCTGTACAACAGTCGTTTAATTGAGTACTTGACCGAGGTCGAAGGTGTGAGTGGGTTGATTATCTGCCACAACGCCCAGCAGTGGATCTCGGAGATGTCTGCATCTGAAGGAAAGCACGTCAACACGCTCGTGACATTCAGAAGCTACGAGTACGAGAACCTGGTGGATATTCTTCAAGCACGCGCCGCGCAAGGTCTGCATTCAGACGTCGTCGACGAGAGCGTGCTTTTTGAAATCGCGGAGTTATCAAACGGTATTGCCCGGCAAGCTATACAGACGCTGTTCGAGGCTGCCAAATTAACCGAGGACAAGCAAAACGAGAAGATCACGTCCGACGTGTTGCCAGCGGCGCATGCTCGAGCAAAGGCCGCCGTTCGATCTGGGAATCTACGATCGCTGCCAGTTGGGCATCAGCTGGTCTATCACGTGATCCAACAGGCGGGCGAGGTCTCTGCCGAAGACTTCCACGCGCGATACGACGAGATCGCGTCGAAAGCACTCGGCGAGGACACAGACGCCACGCCCGTTTGCAAACAGACCCGGTTGCGTTATATCGAGAAGCTAGAAAACTACGAACTCGTTGGACACTACGGTAAGAAACGAGGACGAACGTATTTTGCCCGAGATTCAGATCTCACAGTACCAGACCGGTCGCCGTTGTGTAGATCTGAACGTCAGTTACTCCAGTAAGTCATAAACGCAGGCGCTGCACATCAATGATGGAACCCAGCAGATCAGTCTGCCACGACAGGGTCAGCTGGGTTCCGGTTTTCCGATTCACCGTCTCGCTCAAGCTTTTCACCAATCGCTTGTCGAAGCCACTCACTCATCGAGAGGTCTTCTTTCGCCGCTGAAACACGTATCTCAGTCTTCGTGTCCGGACTGATCTTAACCGTGATGCTTTCTTCATACTCCTCGGTCATACGCCCGTATTTACACTCATACTTAATAAGTTCTTAGGACAATAGGATATTACTTTAGTAATAGAGTAAGACAGTAATCTTTTAGTACCGTCTGATTATAAGACACTAACATGAGCGAGTCGAAGGAAACGATTACTGCAAAAGTCCCGTCGGAGATGCGGCACAAAATCCGCGTCGAGGCGGCAAAAGCAGATATGTCGATGTCTGAGTGGATCCGCCAAGCCGCCGAAGAGCGCCTTGGAGAAGAAAATAGGTACGAGCCCTCAGCAGATGACTGACAGAACTTTCCAACATCAGACGATGTTTAATAGTCCCTCCAGCCATCGGCAGAGGGTGCTGGAAGGTGCTTACATCCCTTCGCTCGACGGCAGGAAGCCGCCTCCCGCACGTGCCGGGGCCGCCCCAACCTACCAAAGAAGCAGCGGCCCTCTATCGTGCGGCCTGCACCGCCCGTAAATCGCCTGATAACGCTACCAACGATGCAGACACAACACAATCCGATTTGCAAGCCTGATAACGCTACCGATACCACCAATCTCGGAGGCGATGCCTGATGCACGCCTCCCTGCTGTACCAGCTGACCGGCGATCCCGCCGGCGGCCAGATCGAGTCCCAGCTCGGCGACGGCTTCCCCGCGATCGACGCCGAAACCGTGCACTACCTCGACGGGCAGACGCTCCAGCACGGCACCGCCGCCGCCCGGATCGACGAGGACCGGCGCGTTCCGGTCGTCAGAGATCACAAGATCGCGACGGTTACCGACGACGTCACCAAGCGCGCCCAGACTGAGTACTATCTCGATCTCGACGCCGGCTGGGTCGGTATCGACAGCGCCGACGGCGAGTTCTTCCTTGAGCTCGTCGAGCGGCAACAGAGCGTCGTCGCCGAAGAGCTCGAGCTCGCCCTCGACGTCTGGATCGAGGACTTCAGTCAGTTCGACGGCGCGGGCGTCTGGGGCGTCAACTACTCCGAGGGCGAGGACGATGCCCCCATCCGCGCCGGATCCGGCTTCCACCAGGACGCGAGTCTGTCGGGCGTCAAACGAGACGCCGAGCACATCAGCGGCGTCGGCTTCCGATACCAGTGGGCCGACCACTGGATCAAGGGATCGATCTTCGAGAGCGGCTACGTCGCGCTGTTCGAAGATACGACCGCCGAGTTCTACGGGCGCTGGCTCGCCGATCACGTGCTGCCCTACGCCGCCTACAACGCCGACCAACTCAGCGCCACCACGCAGTCGCGCTTCACGAGCACGGATGACACAACCGAGTCCGCGACTGCGGAGGGGCGTCGATGAGCGACGAAGTCGAAGAGAAGATCCAGGACGTCGTCAACCTCGCGGCGGTCGGCGAGGTCGCGATCGACGAGGCCGAGCGCATGCTCGAGGAGGCCCAGGAGAAACTCGATCACCTGCGCACGATGCGAGGTGAGGACTGATGCGGCGACCGTCGCGAGGCGCTCGACGACAGCGACTCGACGTCGAGAGCGTCCAGCAGGAACGCGGCGTCGGCGAGCAGTCCGACGGCGGGTGCCCGCACACTGACGACGCGCTGCCGTGCTCGAGGTGTTTCTTCCAGGAGGGCGACGTCGATGAGTGACGGTGACGGCTACGAGTCGGTCGCCAACGCGCTCGAGGCCGCCGTCGACACGGCGGAGCGCAAGACGATCCTGCAGCGGGCGATCCGAGAGGCGAACGGCGACCCCGCATATCCGGCTCCGAACGACTACGTCGCCGCCGTCGCCGTCACCGATGGCGCGGTCGCGATCGAGTTGCAGACCGACTATCGAGAGGCCGTCCGGCTCGCGGAGACCGATAGCCTCACCTTCGAGCTCGCGACCGAGGACGCCGCCGATCCGGACGGGAACGGCGAGTTCGACGAGATCACAACCGCCATCGTCTCGGCGCTGATCGACAAGCACGGCTGCGACCTTCGGCTGTACTGCGACGTGGCCGACCTGTTCGATGACACGCCGACCGGGACCGAGCCCGTTCGACCGCCGGCGATCACGACGGGGGATGCTCGATGAGCACTGACGAGCCCTCCGACGCGCCGAGTTGGATCCGAGTCGACGGGCGGCGCAACGGCACGAGCCGGACCACGCCGGAGATCGTCGTGATGCAGAACGGCGATCTGTACATCAATTCCGAGACCGACCGACAGCTGCTCGAGCACGCGGAGCACGCTTACCTGCACGTCGACCCGGACGGCGGCTGGCTCGGGCTCGAGCCCACGTCGACGGACGACGACGCGTCGCTCTCCGTGACGCGCAGTTACAATCACGGCGGGAAGGTCGCCGGGCGGCTGGCGCTGACCGAGTTCGGCATCGACGCCGACGACATCGAGGAGAGCTTCGCCGCGACGGCCCGCGAGTTCGACGAGATCATCGGGATCGACATCAGCCCGCTCATAGAGCGCCTGTCGGGCGAGACCTCCTCGACAGAGGCCGACGAGGCCGACGAAGAGGGTGATGCGGACGCCGGGTCGGGAGCGGAAGCCAGCGCCGAGACAGAGCCGCCCTCCGAGAGCGAGTCGGAAGAAACAGCGACCGACGCGGACGGCGACTCGGCGATCTCCCAGATCGACCGCGAGGGCCGCCAGCGGATCGCGCGACACATCGATGAGGCGCTCGACACGACGGCGGAGATCGTCGGGGGAGCCGGCGATCTCGTCGACGCGCTCGGAGTGGGCTGTTCGGCGCAGTCGCTCGCGCAGAACCTGCGCTATCTGCGCGATGACGATCGCGACTACCCGTTCACGATCAGGTACCTCGACGACGAGGACAGCGACCGAAAGTCGCGCTGGCGGCTCGACGTCGACGACGGGCGCGAGATCCAGCGCGACGAGGACGAGGACGACCCGGTACGTCTCGTCGAGACCGCGATCGAGACCGGTCTGACGGACGTCCACGAGATCGCCGCCGAGACCGGCCTCGCGACCACGAAGGTGCGCGGTGTCGCCCGGCAGCTCGAGCGCTACAGCGAGCTTCACGACGCCGCTGGCGGGAACGGCTACGGGCGGGGTGATGTCTGATGCCCGATGATGAAGCCGTCGACGTCGTCTGCCCCGTCTGTGGCGAGGCGGTGACATGCCCGTGGAAGTGCGAGCACTGCGGGAAGCCCCGCCCGTTCAACGCCGGCGACGGCGTCGGCAGCGGCGCTCAGGACGGAGGGAACGCATGAACGCACGCTCGAAGCGCTGCTGCGCGGATGAGCGAAAGGGCGTCAGACACCAGTCAGAACCCTCCCTTCCTGTAAGTAGGGATGGGGGAAGGTATATACGGGACCGAAACAATTCACGGCGTAAGAAGGTAGGAAAAACCCACACGCGCCGCTCACCGATGTTGCAGCAGGTTGGGGGCTGGCAGCCCCCAAAAACCACGGCCACCTTCGTGGTACCTGCTTCTTCTCGGTGTATCATAAGTGCTTCGCTCAGGAGCCGCAGGTGTGCGCCTCGCACGGCTGCGGAGGATCGAACAAGCGGCGGCTGTCGCTGGTCCAGCCGCTCGACGCCACTGACCAGTCCACGACACACATGCACGCAACACGAACACGATGCCGACAGGTACCGACGCGCAGTCCATTCACACCACGGGGTGGGAGCATGAGCTCCTACGACTTCGACCCCGTCTGCGGGCTCACCGGCTGCTCGAAGCCGAAGGTCGAGGAGATCACGATCCCCGAGAAAGGCCAGCGGGCCGTCTGTGCGGATCACCTCGAAGCGCTCGCGGAGGGTGATGTCGATGCTTGAAACGAAGGAGGAGCGCATCCTCCCAAAGGTCGCTGTTCGGAGCGTCTTCACCGAGCCCTCACGTTCCGGAGAGGAAAAGAAGCTGGTCTACGACGTGGAGTACCCACAGAAGAGCATCTCGGGTGGCGACAGTTACACCCGAGAGATTATCGGGTACGTCGAGACGGAACCGTACACGCTCTTCGATCGGTGCGAGAACTTCCGCGAGTTCGTCGATCAAATCGAGGCGAAAAGCCGGTATCACTCATGGATCCCGGAGCGGTTCACACACCCAGAGGAGACTGCTTTCGGAGGTGATGTCGATGTCTGATGGCGACGACGACGAGCTCCCAGAAGTCACGCCGCGGGACGCGGTCCAGATCGCCCAGCGAGCGCTCGCGAAGGTGAACGATCTCGAAAGAGATCTAGAAGAGCTTCGAAGCGATCACGACGAGCTTGAGGAGGAAGTGACCGAGCTCAGACTGCGACAGTCTGGCCGTGACCAAGATCGCGAGTACAGCTCACTGTCGCTCGACGAGAAGATCGGGATGGTGCGAGAACACGCCTACAAGAAAGCGACCGCGACCAACGGCTACGCGAAGGTCGACTACAACGGCGTCAGGTGGGAGGTCTTCGATAAGGACCCCAGCACGAAGCACTGCTACAAGCTGATGCGCCTCGCCGCTGAGGGCCTCGACGGATTCGAGTACTGCGACCCGGACGGTGAGTCAAAGCACCTGCGCGTCGACGCCACGGCGGCAAAACGGAACGCGGCGTTTTTCCAGGAAAACAAAACCGGAGAGGAGGCACGGGGTCGATGAGCCACCATTTGACCGGTGGGAAGCCACCGCCGGTTGTACTCTAGACAAGTGCAGTTGTGTTAGTGTGTACGGTTAGTGTACGGTACGCCGAACGAGACGCCGCCGGACGCCTTGTTTGCCCAGCGGAAACGTGAAATCGCGTTTTGTTTCCCTGGAAAAACAGTTCGGCACTGACGATCCCACGAGATGGCAACCACGACATCCCACGGCCCGACTGAATCGCCCCACGCCGAGCTGACGAAAGAGGAGTTCGACGAGCTGATCGCGTTCTTCCGGGACTACTACCGGGACGAGATCGGCGAGTTCCTGCAGCAGTTCCCTGACGACACGACGCAGTTCCCGATCGCGTTTGACGACCTCGAGCGCGGGGTGTCCATCGACGTCCCGGGGACGCTGGACAGCTTCGCCGAGCACTACGTGAACAATCCCGACGCGTTCGACAATCATCTCGTCGACGCGCTGGATCACGTCGACATGCCGGTCAAGGCGGACCTCACTGGCGCGACCGTCCAGGTGACCGATCTCCCGGAGTGGCACACGTTCTACCCTGGGGACTTCTCGCCCAAGGACGAAGCGGGCAACTACCGCAGCGTGACGGGCGAGATCTCGCGTGCGACGGACGTGTACGCGCGCTTGGAAGTAGCAGCATTCGAGTGCCAGCGCTGCGGGACGCTCTCGAAGATTCCCCAGACCGACTCCGACTTTCACGAACCCCACGAGTGTCAGGGCTGTGAACGCCAGGGCCCCTTCGACGTCAACCTCGACGAGAGCGAGCTGATCGACGCGCAGATGCTCCGCCTGCAGACGCCACCCGAGGTGGCGCAAGGAGCGGGCCAGGAGATCGACGTCTACCTCGAGGGCGAGGAACTCGTCGATACGGCATCGGTCGGGGATCGCGTCACGATCACCGGCACAGTCCACCTCGAGCAGCTCTCGAGCGGCGGGACGAAGACGCCGAAGTTCGAGCCGTACGTCGACGGTCGTCACATCGCTCTCGAGGAGTCCGACCACACCGAGATCGACATCTCTCCCGAAGAACGGGAACGAATTCATACACTCGCGACCGGCGAAGAAGGTGAGCCGTTAGAAGTCGCCGGCGAGTCACTCAAACCCGAGATATACGGGCATGAAACGGTCAAGCAGATGCTCGTGCTCGCGATGGTCGGCGGCGCGGGGCCGGGCGACCTCCGTGGGGACTTCCACGTCCTCTGTCTCGGCGATCCTGGCACGGCGAAGTCGGAACTACTCGATCGCGTCGAGGAGATCGCGCCGCGCTCGGTCGGGGTTAGCGGGAAAGGCGCAACGGAGGCGGGCGTCACTGCCTCGGCTGTCCAGGACGACTTCGGCGACGGGAACGCGGCGACCCTGAAGGCGGGGGCGCTCGTGAAAGCCAACGGCGGGGTCTGCTGTATCGACGAGCTTGACGACATGCCGGCGGACGTCCGGGCCGCGATGTTGGGTCCGATGAGCAAACAGCGGATCCACGTCAACAAGTGGGGGATTAACGCGCGACTGTCGACGGAGACGGCGGTCCTCGCCGCGGGCAACCCCAAGCACGGGCGCTTCGACATGTACCAGCCGATCGTCCAGCAGTTCGATTTCGCGGCGAACCTGTTGAGTCGCTTCGATCTGATCTTCACGTTTCACGACCGTCCCAACGAGGAGCGTGACTCGAAGATCGCCAATCGGATCCTCCGGTCGAGGGACGCCAAGAAACGCGCGGCTGCGGGCGACCAGCTCGAGGAGGATGCCGACACGATCGAGGGGCCGATCGGCGGCGATCTGCTTCGGAAGTGGATCGCGCTCGCCAAGCAGCAGCCGGATCCGGTGTTCGCGAGTGACGACGTCCGGGAGGCGCTGAAAGAGCAGTTCACGGCGCTGCGCGGGATTCACGACTACGACGATGACGAGCCGGTGCCGGTGACCTTCCGCAAACTCCCGGCGACGGTGCGGATCGCCGAGGCCGCCGCGAAGTTCGAGTTCTCCGAGACGATCGAGCCGCGGCATGCGAAGATCGCGACGAAGGCGGTCGGAGAGTCGATGCAGGACTTCGGCGTCGACGAGGACGGCAATCTCGATGCCGATATCCAGGAGACGGGGATGAGCATGAGTCAGAAAGAGAAACTGGACGCTGTCAAAGAGGTGCTCAAGGAGGTCCAGTCAGAGCACGACCGCGAAGGCGCGCAGATCGATGACGTGCTCGATACGCTGAAGGAAGCGAAAGACATGCCCGAGGATACGGCGCTGCAGCAGATCCAGAAACTGCGTGATCAGGGCGAGGTGTACGAACCACAGACGGACTGGCTGCGTTACATCGGCAAAGCATAGATGAGTGACGTCTCCCTCCAGGACGGCCCGCAGGCGCTCGACGAGCAGCCGCCGAGTTCGAAACTCGTGTATCTCGTCTTGGAGCAGATCGAACCGGCGACGCAACAAGAGCTGCGAACGCACACGAGTCTGAGCGAGCGGACGATGCGGTTTGCCCTCCAGCGCCTTGACGAGTCCAACCTCATCGACACGGAGCCGAATTTGACCGACCTCCGGCAGAAGCTCTATACGACCGCGGAATAGGCGGCTCACAGAAGAAGACCAAAGATGTGCCGTTACCTGCAGGATAATACTTCCGGAGTCACATCTATCAGATAACGACCCCAGCCTACCAGTCGCATCGTTGGGTGGTCCTTGATAGGGGCTGCTCTTCCACAGCCGTTGCTTTCTCCAGTCCACATGTCCGTGTCCACCAGAGTCCCGAAGACGTACGAGTGCGCTCGAGACGAGTGCGAGAACACCTGCGACGAAGTGACGAGCGTTGAGGGCTCGTACTGCTCGCGGCGCTGCTACCAACTTGAACGTGGTCGGAAGCTGCTCAACCTCATCGAGCACGATCACCGGTTCTGCGCCGGCTGCTACCACCAACTGAAGGAGATCGAGCGCCCGCCGGTCGAGATGCGCGTGAACATCGGACCGGTCGCTCACGACGTCCCCGCGGACACCTGGAAGAACTGCCTCGTCGGCTACGAGTACGTCACCGAACACGGCGAACTCGGGCAGCGGACGCGGACGCGAACGGGAGCCCAGATGCACGTCGACGCCGGCGATGGCTCGGGACCGGTCGCGCCGGCTGATCAGCGGACGATGGCCGGCGTCGTCTGCGAGTGTGGCACGACTGACACCCGTGACACGTACGTCCGGGACTCAGAACTCGTCGCGACCGAGACCGCGGCTCGCCGGTTGTGTGATGTCCTCGAGATGCTGGGGCACGAGGGCCAACACGACGCGACGATCCACGCCCCGACGCTGTTGGAGACGGTCCAAGCGAGCGAGGAGCCGAACTGGGCACTCGCCGTTGGCCGAGCAATCGATGCCGGAGCCGGGTCCGGGGAGTCGTCGTAACTGATGGATAAAGTATGTCAACGCAATCGAAATCGCTGCGCGACGAACTGGCATCGTACAACGAACACCTGGACGGTTGTTTGAGGAGTCGCTGGCACATGTCACTACAGACGTTCAAGATCATCAAGTCGCTGACGCAACTGGTCGGCGCTGCGAGTGGGACGTACGCGATGTACCTCGGCGCGGACCCGATCTTGGCGTTCGCACTGATCGCGTTCATCGTGACCGGGCCTGAGGGGCTTGAGTACATGATCAACGAACACGGTGGCGGGTCCTCGAACAGCTGACGTATGCGGCCTAAGAATGACTGACCGCAAGACGATCACCATCGACGCCGACGTCCATGCCGACCTAGAAAAGTTGAAACGAGACGGCGAGTCTTGGAGTGACCTGCTTGCCCGGCTATCCGACGGACGTGACAGTGAACACAGACCGAACACACTCACAGAGGCACACATCGACGACATCGCCAACGCGGCGGCCCGACAAACGCTTGAGGAACTCGAAACCGCCCGACGGTAAGCTGAACACAGGATTCATTCATGCCTGACGACGCTACCCCCGAGCCGCAGCTCGTCGACGGCGAGCAACGGCTGTTCGTCGACTTCGACAACACGATCACGAAGGACGATGTCGAGTACTGGAATGGCGAGCGCCCGGAAGTCGACCCGATTGTCGCCGAACGCGTCCGGTCGCACTACTACGCCGGCGGGACGGTCGTCGTCTGGACGGCTCGCCCCTGGAGCGAGGCTCACCGGATCGCCGCGCACCTGACGGAGTGGCAGATCCCGTTTCATGGCATTCGAGCGGAGAAGGGCTCGGGCGATACCTACGTCGACGATAAAGCGCTGCATCCGAGCGAGTTCTAGAAACAACCCCATGGACGACGAGAGCTGCCCTGGGACAAACCGTGATGGAGAGCCGTGCGGCCACCCTGCTGGTTGGGGGACCGATAACGACTCTGGACCGTGTAAGTTCCACGGTGGCGCTTCAGACGGAGCTCCAGAGGACAACACGAACGCCGTCACACATGGTGCGTACGCTGAGCACAACTCGTACTACCAGAACGTCCTCGACGATGCGCTCCGGCAGTTCGTCGACGACGTCTTCGAGGACTATCTTGAGCGCTATCGCGAGCTGCACGGCGACCCGGCGCTCGGGATCGAATCGGAGCTCTTCCGGATCGCGGTCACGCACGCGAAGGACATCGGTCTCGATCGGTGGGCTGACGAGAAGCCAGAAGGGCTCGAGAGCGGCCACCCGCTCGTCGACGAGGAAACGGAGATCGTCCCGATCGGCGATGGGGCGACGGAGACACAGCGACGCTACCGCGAGTCGGTCGTCCTCGCTGCTCAGAAGAAACTCTCGAGCGACCGCCGGATGTGGCTGAAGGATCTCGGCCTACTCGAGGATCCAGACTCCGAACAGGCAGCCGCCCAGGCTGATGTCGCCGACGCTCTTCGTGAGGTGTTGCAATAAGTATGAGCACGACTACGAGCTCCGACGCCGGCGTCGACGTCGACACGATCACCGACGTCATGGCGCAGTATGCGCCATCGACGGGTCCGGATCGGTACGCTCGTTTCATCGATGATATCCTGGGCCTCGAGCGCACCTACGTTCAGGATCACATCCTCGCCGCCCTCCACAAGCACGAACAGGTGGTCGTCTCCGCCGCGAACGGCGTCGGGAAGTCATACATCGCAGCGGCGGGCGGCGTCGCGGCACTGCACTGTAACCCGGACACGATCGTCAACGTCACCGCTGGGACGTCGGGCACGCTGAAGACGAACATCTGGAAGCCCGCCCGGAGCCTGTACCGTGGGAGTCCACTCCCGGCGATGTTCGGCGGGCGGACGATGGACGGCGACCGCGAGATCCGGACCGGCCTCGACGACGAGTGGTTCTTCGAGTGCGTCAGTCCGCGGTACCCGGACGATCTTGAGGGACCGCACAACGATCACCTGATATACATCGTCGAGGAGGCCGACAAACCAGGGGTCACGGCTGAGCACATCGACTCAGTCCGTTCGACAGTCTCTGATCGAAATGACCGCATCCTCGTCATCTCAAACCCGCCGGATGACTCGGGCAACGTCGTCCACCAGCTCATCGAGAACGACGAGTGGCACCACCTCCAGTTCCCGACCTGGGACTGCCACAACGTCCGCCTTGAGCGCGGCCTCGAGGAGCGCGAGGAGATCGGCGGGCTCGCGACGTCGTACAAGCTCAAACAGGACTGGAAGGAGTACCACGACGAGCCGTGGCCCGGGCTCGAACAGGCGATCCGGTGGTCGGACCCGTGGCTCGGCGCGTCACCGGAAGAGCGCAGTGCGGTTCTCCCGGAAGCTCGCAGCCAGCTTCCGAACGACGAGTTCCGTGAAGATCTGCACTCGCTGTGGTATCGTCGCCGTTGCGGGATCGTCCCGCCGGGTGGGGCGTCGGTGCTTCGCCCCATCGAGCCAGCCGACGTCCGGTCGGCGTACGACCGCCAGCCGGGGCAGGTTCGACAGACGCCGCAGGCGGTCGGGATCGACGTTGCTCGGACGACCGACAAGACGGTGATGGTCGGCGTCCACGACCTTGAGCTCCGCGTCCACTACGGCGAGCAGGGGGACAACCACGAGCAACAGAAGCCGGAGGTCGTCGATGGGACGGCGTCGACGCCGGGGCTGAGCGAGTGGCCAGCGCCGGACGTCGCGGTGGACAAGGGCTATGCCCCGGGCTTTCACGACTACGTCAACGACCGCGTCCCGAACGTCGTCGGGTTTCAGAACGGGACGATGCCGGTCGCGACGACGCGGTGGAAGGACAAGTGGGCCGAGGCGCTGCATCACCTCGGCGAGTTCCTCGAGGCCGGCGGGAGCATCGCGAGCCAGCAACTCCGGAAGGAAGCGCTGGCCGCTGCCCGCGTCATCCAGTACGAAGGGCGGACCCTCGACAGTCGTGGCAAGAACGGTGCCGAGGTCTACCAGGCGACGTCGAAGGACGCAGTCAAGGAGGAGCTCGGCCACTCGCCGGACTACCTCGATGCTGCGCTGATGGCGCTGTGGATCGACCGCGTCGACTTCGAGGCCGAGAAGCCGTCCCCTGTTTGGTAACTGACACACTATGAGTACGAACACACAGCGAGGCGAGCAACCAGACGCCGGCGAGATCGCCGTGCGGGCAAACGCCGTGATCGACGGGCTTCGGTGGTCGCTCGCCAACGAGCTGGGCGACTCTGGGCACGACGCTCGCGACTGGTACGCCGATAACCGCACGTCTGAGACTGCTAACGCAGGAATTAAGGGACTGTGGATTCTATACATGGTATGGTCGAAGCGACGTGTGAGAACTGTGGGGACGACTTCACCTACTACCCGTCCAACTCCTCGGGGCGGTTCTGCTCGTACGACTGCTACAAGGCGTACTGCAACTCCGACGCCAACGAAAACAAGGTCGCCCTCACCTGCGCTCACTGCGGCGACACGTTCCACAAACTCCCGAGCAACGTCAGTGACGCCGAGAATCACTACTGCTCGCAGGAGTGTCAGGGCCGCGACCGGCGGGCCGACGACCCCGACGGGTCGAACGTGTGCGCCGAGTGCGACGACCGCTTCCGGACGGCGTCTGCGCTCGCCGACCACTTCGAGCGGGAGCACTTCGATGGTCGGGCGACCGAGGACTCACAGTGCCCGACGTGTGGGCAGGGCTTCGAGGACCGACGCGGGATGCGGATTCACCACCAAACCGTTCACGGGGAGTCACTCGTGCCGACCGTCACCAAGGACTGCTCGCAGTGCGACACCGAGTTCACCGTCACCGAGGAGGAAGCGAAGCACCACGACTACCGGTTCTGCTCGCCGGGGTGCTTCTACGACCACGGCTACGGTGGCAAGGGCGTCGAACGTGTCCGGCGCATCCTCACGGCTGACGGGACCCACTGGGAGGAAATCGCCCACCGCGTCCGCGAGGACGCCGACGGTCGGTGTGAGATGTGCGGCGAGGAAACGCCGACGCACGGGCAGTCGGGGCTACAGGCCCACCACCTCATCCCGCTCCGGAGTGGCGGGACGCACGCCGACTGGAACCTGTGGGCGCTCTGCCCGTCCTGCCACGGGAAGGCCGAAGCCATGGCCACCGACCTGTTCCCGCGACTTCTCTGGGGTGATGAACCGTGTCTGACAGCGAAGTCAGCGCCGGAGATGTCGCCCTCAGAGCTAATGCAGTAATTGACGGTCTCAGGTGGTCTCTGGCCCAAGAGCTTGGAGATTCTGGTTTTGGAGACCACCGCGATTATTACGACACGTTCGGCTGGCCCAATCGCGGGAACAACGCGGACTGGGATGCTAACAACTACTACGCGCTGTACCTGCGGAACGCCTACGCCTACGCCGTCGTCGCGCAGAAACCGAAGACGACCTGGAAGCACGAGCCCGACGTTCGCGATCGGATCGAACGCGATGAGGACGTCCAAGACGAAGACACCGACTTCGAGGAAGCGATCACGAAACTCGATCGGGCCCACGACCTCTGGCACTACTGTCACCGCGTTGATCGGATGGCCGGTGTCGGACGGCACGGCCTGCTCGTGATCGACTACGCCGACACCAACCAACCGGAGGACTTCCAGGACGAGTTCACCGGCGCTGAGGGCGTCAGCGGGCTCGACTTGATCAACGGCTATCGGGTGTATCCGGAGCCGATGATCGAGGATATCGAGTGGGGTGACCCGGGAAGTGACCGCTGGGGTCAACCCCTCGAGTACCAGATCGACTTGGGGGACGATGCCGACGCCGGCACCAACGACGAGGAAGACACGACGCTGCGCGTCCATCACTCCCGCGTCGTCGACGTCCCGGCTCGAGTCCTCGATGATGACGAAACACGGGCGCGACCGCGACAGGAGCCGGTGCTCAACAACATCCTCGACATCGAGAAGGCGCTCGGATCGACGGCGGAGCTGTCCTACCGGGCTGCCGACTACGGCATCAACGTCAACCTCGATCCTGAGAAGGTCGACACCGGCAGCGACGCGATGGACACGATGCAACAGGACCTGCAGGACTGGTATCACGGCCTGCAGCCGTTCCTTCGCACCACGGGTGCTGAGGTCAACCGCCTTGGTGGCGAGGTGAAGGATCCAACGGGGATCGTCGACAACAACGTCCGCGCGATCGCCACGCAGACCGGGATCCCGCAGCGCGTCCTTGAGGGTGCCTCTCTCGGCGAACTCGCGAGCGCTGAGAAGGACGAACGGCAGTACCACAGCCTCATCTCGGAGCGCCAACAGCAGTACGCCGGCCCCTACATCGCCCGGGCAATCCTCAACCATCACATCGATGACGGCGTCCTACCCGATCCTGCCGGCGAGTGGTACGACCTGATCTGGCCGGACCTCTCGGAACTCTCCGAACAGGAGCAAGCCGACGTCATGTCGACGCGGTCCGAGGTTGTGACGAACCTGCAGACGGCAGTCCCGGGCCTCAACGGCGAGCGGGCAGAGGCGTTCGTCGAGAGCGGCGAGTTCCCAGAACGAGAGGATGGGCCCGAAGGCAACGAGGCCGTCGACGAGGACGACCCTCGAGTCCAAGAAACGTTTGACGGGATCGTCGGCAACGACACGATCGATCCCGACAGCCGTGAGGATCAGCTGCACGAGCTAGCAAGCTCGCTGCAGACGGGTAACGCAACCCGCTACGAGCCTGGCGACTGGGTTCAGACACCTGACGGAAAAGGTCTGGTCGACGATGCCGTCCAGGAAGGCAGCGTCGACGGGATGGAAGCGAGCGGCGACTCGCCGGTGTACGTGGTGACGATGGTTGATGAGGCGACCGTCCAGTTCTACCGCGCTGGCGATCTCGAGGCAACGGAGGGGCCAGAGGTGGGTCTTGAGGATCCAACTGATGACGTCGTTGAGGCGAACACCACGGAGGGGACCCTGAAGGCGTGGCTGAATATCCTCTCCGGCGACGTCACGGCGAACGACTGGTCGATGCCGCGATCCTGGAGGCAATCCGACACGCCCTCACGCGTGATCCTCCTTGACGCTTGGTCCTCGATGGGCGCACAGTTCGACTGCGGCGGCGCTTGCTGCATGGGCGAGCTGAAAAGCGAACGCCTCTGCGGGGCGATGAAGGACGAAGCGCTTGGGACGACCGACTGGAGGGGAGGCTGGGCTGACTGATGAGTTCGACGCATGCCCATTCGCTGACGGCCAACCGACAGGCGGCTGTAACGTCGACGGCTGTTGAGGAGCAGTTCCTGAAAGAGATCCGGCGACGCTTCCGGCGAGTCCGCGGCCTCGTCCGCAGGACGGTTGGCTACGAGAACGACGCGTTTGGGCTGCGGGCCAACGCCGACGAGCGGGAGGCCTTTGACTTCCCAACCGACCGCGGCAAACTCGAGCAGTTCGCCCGCTGGCTTCGCCAGGTCCTTCGCGACGAGGTCCTTGAGCCGATCGACCGAGATGCTGTTCCTGAGGGCGAACACTGGACGGCGGCGTACATCCGGTCAGCAGTCGTCCGTGGCGTCAACCAGTCGACGGGCCTGCTCTTCCAAGAGGGGGCCAGCGTCGAGAACATCCCGAACGAGGAGATCGTCCGCCGACCGATCTTCACCCGAACGCTACAAGATCTCTACACGCGGGTCTACGAAGATCTCGAGTCGGTCACTGAAGAGGCGGCTCCACAGGTCCGTGAGATAGTCACCGAGGGCTTCGCGCAGGGCTGGAACCCGAAGAAGATGGCTCGCGAACTGACGAGCGAGGTCCGGACTATCCAGCGGACGCGAGCGGAGACGCTCGCCCGAACGGAGACGATCGAGGCCCACTCGGATGCCACTCTTCGAAACTACGAACGGGCTGGCGTCAACACCGTCTCGCACGGTGAGTGGGCGATCGGCGGAGCCAACATCTGCGACTTCTGCAAACGCCTCGCCGGAACTGAGCTGACTATCGACGAGATGGCGACCGGCGCTGTCGAGTGGCGTGGGAAGGTCTACCGGCTGAAGCCGCCGGCGCACCCGAACGGGAAGTGCGTCATCCTGCCGACGATCGGCGGCAGTCCGCCGACGTCGTCGCTTTCGGAACGGGTGCCTGGAACGGTTCTCTCAGGAGCGTAACACTATGCAGTACACACTCATCGCAAACAGCGTCACGGCTGATCAGGTAGAGGAGCGGCAAATCGATGGTGACCGACATCTGGTCGCGAAGGACGTCACGTTTATTCGCCCGATGCAGCTGGCTGGCGGGTACGTGCCCGAGCAGTCGGTCGCGAACTCCGCGCCGTCGTGGGACCGCCAGCCACTGACGATCAACCACCCGAAGAATCTACCCGACCGGCCCTGGTACGATCCCGATCACAACGGCTTCTACGTCTCGGCGAACCGGGACAACGAAGTCCGCCGCCGGAAAGTCGTCGGGCAGGCCCAGGGCCCGAGTCGCAACGCGGACGGCTCGGTCGCTGCCGACCTCGCGGTCAACGCCGACCGCCTCGAGTTGATCGCCAACGGTGAGGCGGTCGCGAAAGAGGATGCCCGCGCGGCATCGGAACTCTTAGACCGGCTCGAGAACGGCGAGCCGTTCAACGTCTCCTCGCAGTACTTCCCGCAGCCGCTCCCGCCGGGCGAGTACGACGGGGAGCACCGAGACGAGGTAGAGGCGATCGCGAACGCCGACAGCATCGCGTTGCTCCCAGGAAAAGACGGCGTCTGTAGCCTTGAGGACGGGTGTGGCTTCCAGCCGCCGCAGGCGACGGCGAACTCGGACATCGTTCGAGCGCCGGTCGCGAACGCTGAAACGACCGATGACCCCACCGGAGCGAGGCCTTCCGGCAGTGATGGCACAACTGGCAACGCCGTCGACTATCGGCTTGCGGATCTCAGTGCAGAGGACGTCGACGAATGGACGGATTCGGAGTGGGACGGCAGCGACGCGATCGCCGGCCTGCCGAACCCGTCGGAAGACGACGATGCGGCGGCGACGCTTGACGCAACACACGCGGTGCATCCGACGGACGAGAGCAACCGCGACGCGAAGAGCAACTGGAAGCTGCCGTTCCGGACGGCCCCGGACGCGCCGGTAAACACGCGGGCGCTCGTCGCGATCGCGGCGGCGCTCTCTGGGGGCCGCGGCGGTGTCGAGGGGCTCGGAGACAACACTCGAGCAGACGTCGTCGAGTGGACCGATGAGATGCTTGAGGCCGCCCCGGACGACCTGTTCGGTGCTAGAGAAGACGGTGAGATGAGCTCCAACACGCTGGCCGAACTGGGTCGCCGGGTTGTCTCGGCACTCTGGCCGGCTGGTAGAGCGAACAAAACGATGGGGGCGGCAACCGGCAACGAGTCGGACTCCCCTGTGGATGCCGGAAGCGACCCGGCAACCAGCGATTCTGACGCGGACGATCCGGAAGAAACTATGCAACGAGAAGATCTGATCAAAGAGATCACGAGCAACAGCGAGATCGAGCGTGAGTCCCTGGAGGGCATGGGCGATCAGTGTCTCCAGTCGACGCACGAACACGTCGTCGGAAACGAGTCCGGCGACGGTGGCACAGAGACTACCGGCGACGGTGGCAGTAGCGGCGAGACCGAGGACGCGATCACGGATCGCCTCGACTCCATCGAGAATCAGATGGTAACCGAGGACCAGATCGAAGACGTCGTCGCGAACGCCCAAGAACAGACCGAGAAGGAGCAGCGTGTCGAGCGGATCATCGCCAACTCGGCGGAGTACGACTCCGACGACAAAGGCGATCTGATGGACACGCCCGAGCCGGTTCTCGAGGACATCGAGGACGGGCTCTCGAGCAACGCGACGCTGCCCGGTGCGGCTGGGGCAGCTGACCGTGCCACTGCGAATGCGGCTGGTGGTGACGATCTCGACGAGTACAGCGACGGGACGGTCGGGGGTGATCTCTGATGTCGAAGAGCATCACTGACATCGCCGGGCGGACGTACGACGAGGCCCGCTACAAGGAGGGCGAAGCCGGCAGCGACCTCACGCCTGGCGAGGTCCTCGTTCAGACGGGCACGAACGCCGACGGCGAACCCATCTACGATGCGGTGTCGACCGTCGACAAAGTCGATCCGCAGGCGCAGTTCGCGATGGTACCGTCGACGCCGCCGATCCGTGACGAGACTGACACCGACCCGATCGACCAGACGATCGAGTCTGGGACGATCGTCGAGGTTCGTGTCTTCACGAGCGGCGAGACGATCCAGAACGCTCTGCTGGCAGCTGGGACCGACCTCGCATCCGGAAGCGACGCGAACGTGTCGCCTGGTGACACGCTCGGTACGAGCGATGACGGCAGTCTGAAGGTAACGACGACTGCTGGCGCAGGCATCGCCGTCGCGCGAGAAGCAAACGACAACTCCGGCGCAGCGGCGGGTGACCGGGCCCGTCTCTACGTGGAGGTGCTCTGAATATGCAGACTAACACTGGAACGCCGAACGATCTGGAACCGCCGACGCAACTGCACCGCCAAGCGCTTTTTGGGCCGTCGCCCGAGGCCCGCCAACAGGCCCGCAAGCAGATCCGGGCCAACTCTGAGAAGGGGCCGACCTTCTGGAACAAGTTGGACGGCGCGTTCATGAAGGGGTACCTCAACCCTCGACCGGACGACGACACGTCCGTCCGAGCAAACGCGCAACTGTTTGACTACGACGAGTGGGTCAATCGCTCTGACGAGATCATCGACGAGGTCGAGCTCGAGCTGACGCTTCTCGACGATGCACTGGGCATCGACACTGTCTCTTCGGACCTGTCGTTTACGGTCTACACCGAGCAGGCCGAGAGTCAGATGCAGAGCGAGGCCAGCATCTCGATGGACGGCCAGGCGAAGGCCGACGAAGACGACTCGGCGACCGTGCCGGTCGGCGTCGCCCAGCCAATCATCCACGTCGACTACTCGATCGGCGCTCGCGACCAAGCACAGTCCGAGAACATGGGCTCGGACAAAGAGGCTCGAAAGGCCGCCGAAGCCGGGCGTCTCATCCGCGAAAAGGAAGACGACCTCATGCTCAACGGCTGGGGGCTCGATGTCCCTGGCCCGAACGGTGGCACCTTCACCGTCGACGGCTACCTCACGACCGACGCCCGGATCACCGGCAACGCACCTGACACGTGGGGTGACGGCTCAACGTCGAATCTCGAAGCTGTCCAGAACACCATTGAGCAGATGGTGTCTGATCTCGAGAACCTCGGCGCAAACAACGATCGGAACCTGATGCCGCGGTCGCGAGGGGTCTACGTCTACTACAATCAGGTCCACAACAGCACGCTGGACAAGGCCGACCCGCGTGGCGACGGGAATCGGTCGATCCGGCAGCGGCTCCTGCAGGACCACTCGTACGTCTCGCTTCGGGAGACGCCGTTCATCCCCGAGGACGAGGTCGTCATGGTCGTCCGCGACAGCCGCGTCATGTCGGTCGTCAACGCCCAGAGCCCGACCAACCTCTCGTGGGAGCCCGGCCCGATGGCGACGCGCTACAAGGCGCTCTCGAGCCGCGTGCCGTTCTTCCGGAGCACCTACGACGACATCCTCGGTGTCGTCAACTACGACGGGGTCTAACGATGCCGTCGTACCGTTGGGTAGGCACGCACGCCTACCGAGATCATGCCAACGATCGCGTCATCGATCCTGGCGAAGAGCTTCCTGAGGAGATCGGCGAGCGAGTTGCGTCGGCGCATCCGCACCAAGTCGAAGCGATCGACGACGGTGGGGCAGACGAAACCGACGACGCGCCGGACGTCGACGAGTGGGAAGACTGGAACGAAGACGACTGGCTTGAGCTCGACTACGAGCAGCGAGCTGAGGACGTCGAAGCAGGCCGCGTCGACGATCACCTCAAGGAGATCGCCGAGGTCGAGACGAGTTCCACCGTCGAAGACGCCGTCGAAGAGCGTCGCGACGAACTCGAGGAGTAACCCCGATCATGACTGTCGAGCCTGACGACGTCGTCGATGTGCTCGGGTCGACAGAGCTCTCTGATCCTCAGTTAGATCCACTCATCAACGCTGCTGGGCGGCTCTACGACCGGCGAACTGAGGCCGAGGATGTCGATATCGACGTCCGCGACGACGTCGTGACACACTTGGCGGCACATCTGGTTGCGACCGGTCCAGAGCGCCAGATCTCGTCCGCCGGCGAGGGGGGCGGCAACATCTCCTTCGAGGGCGAGACCGGCCAAGGGCTCTCTGGAACGACGCACGGTCAGGTAGCGATAACGCTGGATCCGACCGGCAATCTCGCCGGTAGCGACAAGCCAGCGCCGTCGGTCAGTGCGCCCGACGCAAAGGGGACTCGTGACTGATGGCCCGAGACCGTGTCGAGAACGCTCTCCGCCGCGTTCACTCGACGAGGCTCGCCAACACGACGATTGAGGTCTACGAGCCGACTGAGACTTACGAGGCCGGCGAGGGATTCAGCGTTTCATATCCCGACACGCCAGACACCGAGTACAATGTGCGGGTCACTTCGCCGTCGGCGCGATCCGACCGCGACCGCGGCGGTACTACGGCGGAGATCGACGCCGTCGTGACCGTCCGCGACGACACCGGGCGAGCGTGGGCGGACTACACAGCTGAAAGTGAAGCGCCAACGCACATCGTCGATACCGCCGACGGAACTCGGTATGAGGTCGAGACGGTGATCGACGCCCACAACGGTCTCGTTGAGTTGGAGGTCGTCGAAGTATGAGCGACTTTGGCGTCGCGCTAGAGGGGCTTGAGGCCCGCATTGAAGAACTGGAAGACTTGGCCGACGACGTCCAGACGGTGACGACGTACACCCTTGGGACGGGCGTTGAGTACAGCGTATACCTCGAGTTCGGGACCTCACAGATGGACGCTAAACCGTTTTTCAAACCGGCGATCAACGAGGTCCGCGTCCAGGGCGTCGACGGGTTCATCGCCCACAACACAAAGACGTCGGTCGACGCACTCCCGGATGTTGCCGCCGTCATCAAAGTCCTCGCGCTAGCGCTGGAGCGCCGCGTGAAGGAGATCATTACCGACAAAGGGTTGATCGATACCGGCACGCTCCGGGCGTCCGTTCTCGCTGTCCGGGGCGGCGACCCGTCGGTGCTGCCGACCGCGGGTGACTTTTCGGGCTTCGATAGCGACAATCCGGCCCCGGCGACGGCGGGCCGCGGACTGATCGAGGAGACGGTCGAGTTATGACACTCACGCTCCCCGACCGACCGGCCAAGCACTTCATCGATAAGGTCCTCCTCCCGTCGTGGGACGTCTCGGAGGCCGTCGGCTACGACCCGAGCGCCGCGCCCGGCGAGGAGGCGTTCCTTCCGGTGGCAACGACCCTCGACAACGTCGGTGCGGGCTATCCATCGCTCGTCGTCCAATACAGCAACGAGACGACCGGTGGCGAGTCGACGTACGACTACCTCACGCCGGACGGTCCTGGCCAGAACCGCCAAGGGACGCTTCTAGCGATCGCTCGCGCCGAAGCAGAGGCCGGCGGCTATACCGGCGACAGCGGCTCCTACGCCGGCGAACCAGCCGAGGACGTCGCTGTGAAACTTATCGAAGCCGTCGAGAATGTGTGTCAAGACAACGCTACCGGTGGGAGTTCAGCGTTCAAAAGCATCGGCTCTCAACGCGGCCCCGAAGCGCCGGACGATACCGACGTGTCGCCGCCGGTCCGCATCGCGAACACGCAGATCGATTATTCGTGGCTCCGTCGGCCCTGACCGTCGTACTGCTTGCTGAGTAACCGTTCCAAATCACCATGAGTACTGATCAAGCGCCCGTTGAGAGCGGGCTCCAAGACATCCGCACCGAGTGGGTCGCCGAGACGACCCCCGGCGAGTTTCCGACCGACCCCGCGTGGGGCGCGTTTGCGCCGGAAATCTCGGAATTCACGTATAGCACGGACGGAAACAAGGAGGGTCGTGAGACGCTCGGCCAAGTCGACCCTGCCGCCTACGACCGCGCTGCCGAGTCGGCGTCGGCGACGATCTCCTACCGGCAGGCGAAATTCCCGGTCGCGAGCGACGGCACTGTTCAGGACCCGATCGCGTATCCGATCGTCGCCGACCCGAGCGAGGACTATCCGAGCCACACGGTCGTCGAGCGCCGCGAGGTCGTCTCCGGCGGCGCGACGGGTGCTGGCTTTCGCGAGTTCGCTGTTCTCTCGGGCGCACGCCCCGTCGGCGCGTCCTTCGACGGCGACCCCTCGAGTACCGGGCCGATCCCGCAGGAGCTAACCTACGAGGCCGAACGCGCCCGGACCCACATCATCCACCAGCCGAGCGGCGACGCGACGCTGACGGTCTCCTCGACGGACACGGGTGACACCAACGACGTCATC